GATTACCTGTAAATCTGTGTTTGCAAATATCTTAAATGTGTAAGCAAAAGCTGTTGTGCTTCCATTACCTGAATATGAATTTTTTACTGTAGTTGAAGATATTGTCATATTAGTTTCTCTATATATTAAACTCTTTCATTACTCAATACCAGATTATTGAGGTAATAAAACATTTATTTGATCTGATTCTCCTTCCTTACTTTTACCTAAAAGCTCATATTTTTGTTTTTGAGCTTTAATTAATGCTTCTTTAACCTCTGGGTAATTTTTAATCATTTGAACATAAGCTGCATCTTTATATGCTTTAAAAACCTTTTTAATTAAATCCTCTTTTCCACCATCAAAATTAACATCACCTTCTTGTCTATTTTTATAAAAGGTAGAGTTCATTTGATTTAATACTTCTTCTTGAAAAGTTCTACCATTAATTTTTACTTTACCTGTGTTTTCCATAAGGTAGTCATAAGCTGATTGACCATCTTTTACAAACTCTGTTAAATCTACAATTCTACTTCTAACCTTTATTGGTGGAGTAAGTGGTATTCTTAATCTTGCTATTTCATAAGCTACTGGATTATCTTTTACATCTATTTGTCTACCAACAAGTGATGGTCCTTGAACAAATGATGAAAATGATAAAATACCATCAGGATTAAAATATAAACTACTTGGTGTTTTTTCTATTGGTTCTCCTGTAATAATATCTCTTCTAGGTTCTAAATACTTTTCACCTAAACCTGATCTTTCTAATATTTTATCTAAAAAACTTCTTGTTTCAAAAGCGTCTGTTTCAGGTTCTAAAATACCTGGAATACCTTGATTTCTTAAAGATGCGTAAGGTATTAAATTACCAGCAACACCACCAAAAAATTGTTCAAATTTTTTCTCTGTAGGACTACCAATAAGTGCCATAGCATCTGTAATACCTCTTAAATAAGTTTTATTAGATGCGTTTCTCATAATTGTCATAATACCTGCTGTAAGCATTTCTTCTTTTTCTTGATCGTTTATGTTTGCTAAATTTTCTTTTATATCTGCAACAAAACCTAACACCATAAAACGAGGGTCCATTCTATTGTATTGTTTATATGTTACTGTGCCATCATCATTAACTTGTGCAATAGAATAAGGTTGCCATCCTAAAGATAACCAAGTTTTTTTTATTTGAAAATTAGATGGTCCATTACCAGTTATTTTAGGATACACTTTACCATTTTTATCTTCTACATCTTCTGTTGCTAAATGCAGACCATATAAAACAACAGATGTTCCTAATAGTTGTCTACCTAAAACTTCTGCTCTTGCTCTTCTATCACCACTATTCCACATCATTCTGTTTTGCTTTGTAAATGCACCTAAACCAGGTATACGATTTGACATATGTCTCCACAAGTTTGTAGGTGTTCTTATGAAAGGTGCTAAAAATCTAAATATAGGTGCAGCATTTAAAAAAGTTTGTATGTGTGAACCAATGTTTAGATAACTACCACCCATTAAATCATTTGTATAAGTTGCTTCTCTTGCATACTGAAGAGCATTTTGATTTATTGAACTTTCTGTAATATTTGCAGCACCATTTTTAGTAAAACCATTTTTAAAAATTTTTTCAATATTTTCTCTTCCTTCTTTTGATTGAATATCTAGTCCTCTTTCCATAGTATTATCTAAAGCATTTACATAAAGTCTAGCTCTATAGTTTGATTGTTTTAAAAATTCATCACCTGTCATCAATAGTCTTGATGGTAATTCTATAACTTTACCAACCCAATCAATAGCTGTTCCTGCTGCACCTTCGACACCAAGATTTGCACCACTAATAGGTCTTGTTGCTTTACCATTTACAATTTCTAAGTTATCTTGAGTTCTTGAAGTAGGATCAAGAATTGCATCACCCTGTCTTAATGCAAGTCGTGTCATTTCAACTACTTCACCAAAGTGCATCATTAAACCTCTATATTGTGCAAAACCTAATCGAATAGCTCTTGTATCAGCTCTTAAAGCACCACCTGCTATTTGTTCTAAAGGTCTTATTAATGCTTCGTATATACCTGACTTTACGTTGATCGCTTGTGTAAATACACCTGATAATAATGAATTAATATAAGCAGAGTTAAATGCTTCTTGTATTCTTTGATATTTACTTTTTGAAACTTTGTTAATAACTTCTTCTAAAGGAGCATCTTTTATTAATCTAGCCATAGTAGCAGAGTCGCCTTGAAAGTTTTTTATAATATCAACTAATTCTTCTATATTTAAAATTTTACCTTCTGATCGTGCAACTTTAATATTACCAGCTTGTGTAACTCTTGCAGCACCTTTAATTTGATTTTTTAAAGCAACAACAGTTTCTCTTACCACCTGACTTTGTAAAGCAACATCTTCTTTAGCTTGTTTAGTCCACTTATCTGTATCTCTACCAAATTGTTTTATATATTTTTCAGATGTTTCTCTTAATTGAAAAGCTAATTCTTGTAGTATTTTTTTTGTTGCAATCATTCTGACAGTTGCTGTTTTAGCTCTTTCACTTTCTTTAGGTAATGATTTTAATATTTCTTTTTTGTCTCTTGCTAAAAGAGTTGCTAACTCTTCAGCTTCAGCGTTTTTTAAAACATCATTCTGTAAAAAATCTTTTGTAGTTTCATCAAATCTTTCTGCAACATCATCTATAGTTTTTAAAACTTGTGCAGAATTTTTAAGTGATTTGGTGTTTAATATTTTTTTAATAAAAGATTCTGTTTCTTTTTTAGCTTCTTTTTGACCAATATTTAATTTTTTTAAATATTCTTTCATATTAATAGCTGGATTATTTTCAGCTATTTTTTTGTATACTTTTTTTGTTTTTTTAACTTTAACAACTTTATTTAAAGAATAATCTAAAGCTACTAAATCATTTAAAATATCTTTATAAGCTCCTTGATTTGTTCTTCCTGTTTGTTCTAACTCATCTTTTGTTTTAATTAATTTTTGTCGTATTTCCTTAATTTTTGTTTTAGATAATGAAGATACTTTTTGTCCTTGAGCATTAACTCCTGGTGATCTAATAGTATAATCTATATTTCTAGGATTTTGAAAAGCGGAATCTGATACAACTAGTTCTGATCCATCAGGTTTTTTTATTTTTAAAGAACCAGTTTTACTTACTTTTAAAATTTCTACTTCTACTATATCACCATTATCAAAAATATTTGTTTTGTCTCCTACTTTTGGATTTTGTGGTTTTACTAAATTTTTTTCTATAGATAATATTTGTTTACTTTTAGATTTTCTTAAATCATTAATAGCTTCACCAGCTTCTTTATAAATTTTTTCTTTCTCTCCAAAGTCTTTTGTTGCTTTTGCTTTTTTAAATGCTTTAATACCAAATAATATTTCAAATGGTCCACCAATAAGCATACCCTCTAAAACATTTTTTAACCTACCTTCCATTTCAGTATCATCTTCATCTGTAGCCAAATATTGAGTAACTGCATTATTTAATACTGGTGAATCAAATTCTACTAACATATCTGATAGTCTACCTTCGTTAGGATCAAACACAGTAAGGTCAGAAACACCTCCTGCCGCTAAACCTCTTAAACCTGTTTTAAGTAATCCACCTGATAGACCTACTGTTTTAAAAAATTTATTAGGTCCAATCATCCCTGTTACAAAACGAGTAGCTCCCTCTGTCATATTTTCTGCTAGTCCTTCAGGTTGATGAAATATAGGTAAATTTCTTTTTTTAGAATATTCCTCTGCTTTCCATTTACTAGGTGGAATATATTTAGGTATAAAATCTTTAAATGTAACTTTACCATCTTTATCACCAAATTCTAATCCACCCAATGAAACTATATTTTCATCTATAAAATCACCTTGCTCTTCAACAGCATTAACTACACCTTGAGCTGCTGATAAACTTAAACTACCAGCTTTTTCCCAAAAATTAAAATCTTCTTCATCAGGATTAGTAATTAAACCTGAATTTACAGGTTCTATTTTTTTTGTGCTATCTTCAAATTTTTTAAAAAATTCTAATGAATTTTCATTTAGTGGTGTATCACCTTCTTTTTTTTTTGGTGGAGAAATAGTTATAATAGGTATATCTACCATAGTTAATTTTTCTCTCTATCTTGCAAGATCGGTATGTAAACATTAAGCAATGCACCTACATCAGGATTACCTTTTTTATCAACAAAACCATTTAGTTTTGCTAAAGTTTTTAAAGTATTAGGTTGAGTAGGATCTGCATCATATTGTTTTTTTAATTCATAAATAGTTTCTGCTTCTCTAATTACATTAAATTTATTTGATGTAAGATTAAATGCAGTAACTTTTTCAATTTCAATATCTTGATATTTATCTATTATATTCATCCTTAAATCTCTTGCATACTCTTGTTGTTCAGCATAAGTAGCATCAGGATTGGCAAGTACATAAGCATCAATTCTTTGATCAAATTCTTGACCAGCTTCAAATGCTTTTTCTCTGTTAGCTGGTTTGTTATAACTAGCATCATATTGATTAAAAAAAGTTAATTCTAATATATTTTTTTGACCTTTAGCATACTCAAAAAAAGCATTACCTAATTGTATTTTTGCAACCTTATCTTCGTGTCTTATGCTTTCGCCTAAAACTCTTTCTTTTAATTCTGCAAATTTTTTTTCAATAGTACCTGATACAACCTTGTTGCCATTGTACCTTTTAAAATTTTCTAACTCATTAATTAATCTAATAGCTTCATCATAATCTGAATTAGGATCACCTTCTACAGCTAAAGAAAGAATTTTAGATTCATAAGAATTGAAAATAGATTTATTAAAATTTTCATTAGATAAAAATGTTTCTCCTTTTAATGATGAATCTAAATTTGCTATTTGTTTTTCGGCGTTAGGTAAACCAATAAAAGAATCCGCATCTGTTAATAATAAAACACTATCAATAGCTTCTTTTCTTTTTTTAAGATCATCAGACCCAAGCATATGTTCTTTATTAAATTTCTCTGCTTTATTTTTTAAATCTGTTTTATATTTTACTTTTAATATTGCATTATCTGTTGCTTTATAATTGTTTACTCCAATAGCCATTTCATCATTAAAAATTTTTGTACTTTCTTTTTCGTATGCTAAAAATGAATTAGTTTTAAGATGATAAATACTTTCAGAGTTTTCTAAATCAATACCAGCTTCAACTAATTTTTTTACTCTTCTATTTTTTATAGTAGATAATTTATCATTAATTAATGGTGTGATAGTTGTTTTCCAATTATTAATAGCTTCATCTTCACTAATATTATCTTTTTGTGATTCAATAATTTTGTCTGATTCTGCTTTTAACTCTAATACTGCTTTTTTAGCAATTAACTTTTCTTCATTATCTCTTTTTTTTATTGCATAATTTGTTAATTCATTTGCACCTGGTAAAAGACTTGCAGCGACAGTTGCTCTAGGAGAAACTTGAATACCTGTTGTAAGACTTCCTACATCTGTAGTAGGTTTTTCTTTTGTTGTAAATGTAGGTATTTTAACCATAGTTATCCAAACGCTTTCAGTAAACTTGTTCCTGCTTGTGCATAGTATCCAAATTGAGCTGCTCTAGCTTGTTGTTTTGCTAAATCACCTGACATACGAGCAAAGTTTGCTTCTTCTAATTTTCTTGATTCAGCAACTTTAGAATTATAATCTATAATATCTTTTTCTAATTCAGCTTCTTGAGCATTTGATCTTAATATTCTTAAACCAGAACCTGATAATTCAGCACCAGATGTTAATATAGCTGTTTTTGTTTCTCCTTGAAATCTAGTAAATTTTTTATCAAATTGTGCTAAATCAAATTCTTTTTGTTGTTGTATTCTTTCAGCTTCTTGTACTTTAACTCTAAAATTTCTATCAGCTATTGCTTTGTTATATGATCCAACAGCACTAGCTTGTTGTGCTGCTGCTACAGATGTTGCTGCTGAAATAAAAGGTACTGCTGGAGCTAAAAATCCCATTAAAATATCCTCGCATATCTGTATTGGTCTGAACCATCAAAACCATAGTGTTTCATTAATCCCTCGTTTTCTAATCCTAACCATTCTGCAAATCTTATGCCTTTGTCAAAGTCTGATCTTACAGCAGTTTGAACTCTTTTAATATTATACTTTCTTGCAACCTTGGCAAAATCTTTTTTGATTGCTCTTGCAACTGATAAAGTT